TGCAGACGGAACTGTATGTACTGTTATTCCAAAGTCAAGATTATATATTTGTGAGGAGGTTCACTAATATGAATATAAAAAATGGTCTTTATCCAGTAGTCAAAGGGTCTATAGAAGGCATCAGAGGACCTGCAGGTAAAGATGGTGCTAAAACATGAGAAGAACTGGAAGACAAACCATTTGAATCTATAGGAAGTGGACTTTCAGTAGATAGTGAAGGTGTTCTTTCTTCAACTGGTGGTTCTGGTGGTGCATCAACTTGGGATGACTTAGAAGGTAAACCATTTGAAAGTATCGGAAACTGACTTTATGTAAACGATAATGAAGAGTTGTGTACCGATATTGATTGGTATGATGTTTACGATAAACCTTTTGAAGGTCTTGGAGATAATCTTTGGGTAGACCAAGATAGTAATTTATGTGCTGATGTTGCTAATGGTTGGTCTGATGTTTATGATAAACCATTTGAAAGTATAGGAGACAATCTCACAGTTGATAGTGAGGGAAGACTCAATGCTGAAGCAAGTGCCCCACCTGAAATATACATAGGTTCTTCTACACCATCTGGGCAAGAAGTGTTATGGATAAATGACACTCCAACTTCTGTAAATGTACCTCAGATAGATGATGCTAACATTTCATTGGTAGATACTTGGAGTTCTTCAAAGATTATAAGTGAGATACCCCAGATAGTAGCACTCACACAAGAAGAATATGATGAAATAACTCCAGACCCAAATACTTATTACTTCATATACGATTCGGAGAGTTCAGAATAATGATAGTAAAGAAAGTTTACAAAGGGACAACTCCATTTATAAAAGGGTATAAAGGGAACATCCTTCTGTTTGAAGAAGGTGGTCTTCCATCTCAATATCAACAGATTGAGTATATCCAGAGTACTTCAAATAATAAAAATGATAACTATATAGATACTGGTTATGTGCCACAGGTTGGTATGGTATTCCGTATCCAGTGTATGTTTGATGGTACTTATCCACTGACTGATTATGGGAGACTGTTTGGAGCAAATAATAGTTATTACAGACTTGAAGGAATGAATTCTTATAGCAACATGTCTTTCTACTGGGAAACTGTAGGTACTACAGTGAGGTTTAGTGCAAATACATTGTATGAAGTAGAAGTCAGTGATGGATTATATGTTGATGGCAATCAGATTGCTAGTGCAACATTCCAATACAACTATCCCAATAGCAAGAATCTATGGTTATTCAGTTCTGATGGTGGAGACAGGGATGGTGCTTACAAATTATATAGTTGTGTAATAACTGAGAATGGAGAAGAAGTTAGAAACTTTGTTCCATGTTATATCAAAGCAACTTCTGAAGTTGGTCTGTATGATTTAGTAACACAACAGTTCTATCCTAATCTGGGTAGTGTTCCTTTTGTTGCAGGAGGAGATGTTTAGATGATTCAATTAAATAATGATACGATAAAGGTGAAAGAAAATGGACATTGGAGTTCTTTGAGTTCTCTTACAGGTCCTCAGGGAGAAAGAGGATTACAAGGACCTCAAGGAATCCAAGGACCTCAAGGTCCCGCAGGACAAGATGGATACCCCACAATAAGTTCTGGGGATGCCGGTAAAGTACTTACCGTCAACAGTAGTGAGACTGCTCCAGAGTGGGGAAGTATTATTCAGGGTATAAATGTAGTTAAGAATATTGATGCAAGCAGTTCACCAATAATGTGAACGCAGGAAGAAATGGATGCATTAAAACTTGGTGATGCAGTAATAGATACTTGGCAAAATATATTATATGTCTGTTATTACATAAGTTCCTATGATATAAAGTTTTTCTCTGGTGGAATTAATACTGATTACAATAACTTTGGAGCAAATCAATCTGGACTTATTTTATATAGAAGTAGTGGGTCAATGTATAGAACTTCATTTGGTGGAGATGTTATATATAGAGATGTAACTAGTTTCTTACAGAATGAAAATGTTGGAACATCTTGTGTGGCAATACCATCTGCTGGAGGAGTAAAGGGGCAAGGTTATGTATCTACTGTAAAAGAATACATTTTAGTCAAGAAACCATCAGTAGCAGGTACATATACTCTTCAATGCACTTATGATGGCAACGGTAACTATACATACGATTGGGTATAAGGAGAATAGACTATGAATAATGCATTACAATTAGAAAAGAGAATAAAAGAACATAAGAGGATAGATGGGTTCGTTGGTGGTGGTTCTAATCCAAAACCAGTCCCAATAACAATACCTGTAGGCACTAAATTTGCATACTCTTATACTGATAATCTTGATGAATTAGTGGATTTAGTAACTCCTATAAGTAATCAGTATACTGATATGAGTTATATGTTTGACCACTGTTCAAATCTTGAATCCAGTTTGGCAACTGATATAGGAAGTTGAGATGTATCAAATGTAACTGATACTAGTTATATGTTCCGTAATTGTTCAAGTCTTACAGTATTAGACTTATCTGGTTGAACAAAAACCCACCTGTCCGGAGGTTACAATGCCAATATGGATAGGATGTTTAGTGGGTGCAGTGGACTTACTTATTTAGATTTTGGACTATCAGATTATGCTGAAGGACGGTTTTATCCAACTAGCACTGCATTTATGTTCCAAGGTTGCACTAATTTATCCTATTTAGATTTGAGTGGTATTCGTTTGGGTTACGGAGTTTTCCCAGTAACTAGTTACGGAGGTATGTTTGGTAGTGGAAATCAAACTATACCAGCAGATTGTGAGATATTAGTTTACAATGGAGTGGATTTGGGATGAATAGAAGAACACTTTGATTGGTTAACTAATGTTCATATAAAGGGAAGTGTTTAGGAGAATAGACTATGAATAATGCATCACAATTAGAAAAAAAGATAAAAGAACATAGAAAAATAGATGGATTCATAGGAATCAGTTCTAACCCAGAACCTCCAGTGCCTTATGAAGATGCAGATATAGTACAGTACTAAGGGGGTTATTATGGAAATAAAATTAACAGATACTCAATACTATAATGACATAGCAGATGCAATTAGAAGTAAAAATGGAAGCAGTGATGTCTATTACCCATCAGAAATGGCAGATGCTATCAGGAATATACCAACTGGGGGAGCAAGTATCCCTGTTGGTCTTAAACTAGCATGTAATTCGATAACTAATGTGAATTCTTTATTGCCGTATGTAGAGGATAACAGTAGTTTATATACTGACATGTCCAAAATGTTTTATATTTGTGGCACCCCAGGTTTCACATCATTGGATTTAAGGGGTTTTAACACATCAAATGTAACTAACATGAATGCTATGTTTTATGAGTGTAGTAGACTGACTTCCCTAGATTTAAGTAGTTTTGATACATCAAATGTTACTAATATGGGTCATATGTTTTTTATGTGCAGAAGTCTCACTTCATTGGACTTAAGTAGTTTTGATACTTCAAATGTAACTAGTATGACTCATATGTTTTTTGATTGTGGCAGTCTCACTTCATTAGATATACGAAACTTTGATTTTTCAAATGTTATACATTCTAGCAACATATTTGGTACTGATACCACACCATCTACTGCTGTCCCATCTAATTGTGAAATAATAGTTAAAGACCAAACTGCAAAAGATTGGTTATTGGCAATAAGACCAGATTTTACAAATATAGTTATAGCATAATAAAAGGGGTTCGATTATGAACCCCTTATTTATTTAACTTTTCTATAAGTTTTCTTCTTTGTTCTTCGAACTTAACTATTACATCTGGACTGTTACCAATTTCACCATCCAGTCTTTCAATTGCCTCGTCTAAAATAGCAATCTGATTATCTATGTCATTGAGTTTCTTGTATGCCATAACATAGGATTTGTAGAGTGCAGGTGCAAGGTAACCGTTATATCTTGCCTTGTCATACAACTCAATTGCCTTCTCTATATTACCTGCCTTTCTTTCAACTTCTCCTTGTTCCCAAAAGTCATAACCATCATCAAAACCTTTATCCCAGTTGCCTTTGTTCTTTATTTCAGAAATAGGGACTCTGTTATGAACTGGGTTGATTGATACAGAGACTGGTTTTTCTGTCTCAACATCACCATACTTTTCTTTTAAGAACTTCCAGACATCAATGAGGTGGTAAACAGGAACAGTGTGTCCTATTCTTTCTTCTGCTAACTTCTCATCAATTTCATAGTTTTGAACATAATCATCATATGAGTATATCCAAGAAGTTACAGACTTAGCATACTTTGTTTTTACAATCTTACTGCCATTCTTCTCCAGAAGTGCCATTACTTCTTTATAGTACTTGGCATAATTATTCCCATAGACTATTTTGACTTCTTCGACATTTTGAGATTTGTCAATAAATGATGGGTTAGAAAGATATTGAGGTTCAACTTTATCAAAAGGTCTATGGTTTACATTGAAGTAATGTTCATCTATCTCACAAGCATATAAGACAGATGCAGTTTCAAATTGATAAGGTGGGGCACTAGGACTTCTGGAATAACCATTATCTCTGGATGCAAAGATAGGTGTAAATCTGTTTGTGAGTCTATCATTAGTCTCATTAAGGATTCTGGTCATTTCCTTAGTTTCTAAGTCTAATGCTTCATCTTCAGAGAGATTTTTTGCTACAAACTTGACATCTGTATCATAGAGTTCTCTTATTCTTTCTGCTTCGATAGCATGTTCATGTTTTTCTTTGTATCTATTTCCTCTACCTTTACCAACATAAAAGACTTCACCAGTATCTTTTATAAACCACTCATAAACATAGAAGTCTCCCTTAGTACTACCTGTAGAATCTCCAACATATTTACTGCCGATATTGATAGTACCTATGTTTCCAATTTTAATACTGTTACCTTCTAAAGTAACATCAGTGGAAGGTTGCTCTTTATTATCCTTTTTCTTAAATAAATCTTTAAGTCCCATTATTGCTCTTTCCTAACAAATGACTCATCTTCAATAGTGATAGTATTCTTAGATGTTTTCTCTATTCTAATGTTGATTGGTGTTTCAGAATCATAGCACTCATTAGAAATAAGATAAACAGGTATATCTCTTTGATAATACTTTCCATTTTTCTTATAGTATGCTTCATCATTGAAGATTCTGTCTATGACTAAGACATTATCAACAATCTTTCCTTTTAATAATAATTCATAACCTCTTTGACTGGTATTAAGTGGAGTCTGAGTGATATAGACAGTATCATCATCTCTGATAATAACTTCTCTATTGCCGGATTGCCATGTTCCAACAAAGTTATCCTGTCTGACTTTGAAATGTATCTCTAAATCTGGTTTAACTTTAATCAGTATGAGATAAGCATTGAGTAATAGTGAGAGTATAAGCAGTATGATTAATAAAACTGGTTTTCTTCTAGACATATTAGTATCTCCTTTTGCTTCATTATACCAATGGTTGTTAACTTCAACAACAGATAAGTTTTGGACAAATAGAGATGGACAGAATACAATCTAAATAAGGTGTACACGGACCTTTTGGAAGTGCTTCACAATTGAGTGATTGGATTCTGAAAAGGCAAGAGAAGAGGGCAGAAAAAAGTCCTCTTTTTTATTTACAGGATTTACCTATTGTGTTAGAATCAAATGACCCATTATAGATTTTGTAAAATGACCACTATGGAATTAGTTTACTTCACAACCCCAAATAAGGTACAATATACTGGGGGTCAAAAGGCCGCTGGTTCAAGTCCAGTCACTCCGACCAGTACCCTCAATTATTGATTTTTCAATAGTTGGGGGTTTTTGTGTGGTCATTTTACATCGTAAAGAAAGAGAGGATGTAAAATGAACAAAAAAGCAAAAGAGTATGAAGAATGGTTAGAAGAGTTCTTAGAGGAAAAACGAGGGCAAGGACTGTCCTCTAAGTCTCTGAAAAGTGAAGAGTTCTCTGTAAACAAGTACCTCAAGTTTCTTGGGAATGGTGTTATCAGCAAGACTTCTTACTATGAGTACATTAACTCACTGGAAGTAAGTCCTGTTTCAAAGCAACACTATGCAAGAGATTTGAGGTGTTTTCTTTATTGGTGTCAGAGAGAAGAGTATCTTCCAGAATTCAAGGTCAGTCTTCCAAAAGCACAAGAACCGACACCTAAGATTATCTCCAAAGAGGATGTTAATGCACTTCTCTTTAAACCGGGGAAGTCTTTCACAGACCAGAGAACTTACACTGTCATCTGTCTTATTCTCTCCACTGGTCTTAGAAGTAGGTCAGTAGTGAACATTAAGGTTGATGACTTGGACTTTGAGAATAGGTGTATCAGAGTCAGAGAGACTAAGAACAAGAAGACCATAATTCTTCCCATGACTGATAAGTTGTATTCAGTCTTGACCAAGTATACAGGTAAGTGGGAATTGGGAGAATACCTCTTTCCTCACAGTGATGGTACTAAGATGGAGAGTGAGAGTCTTCAGAGGACTTACAAGAAGTATGCTCAAAAAAGGGATGTACCATATGGTCTTCATGCATTGAGACATTACTATGCTACAGAGGCAGTTAGAAACGGAGTTACCCCATTTGCGTTACAGAGAATACTGGGTCATTCATCCATAGACATTACTATGAAGTATGTGAACTTAGTTAATGGGGATTTAGAGAGTGAAATGGGGAAGGTGAACTTGATATGAGATTATATTGGACAGACTTACAGACACTTACAGACTACTTTAGAGAGAACTATCCAGAAGGAGTTACTGTTGAAGAATTTCAGGAATGGATTAAGGATTTTATGCCTGACATCATAGACATCCTAGAAGGTCGGTGCTAAGGCACTAAATCACCTGTTAGGCAAAAGAAATAAGAGCATTTGATAACTTAATCATTTGCTCTTTTTTGATGCTGAAAAGTTCTTTCTGGATTTAGTTTACTTATAAGGGTAAAAATATTATAATAATACTGTAATTGAGCATTGTCAATAGAAAATTTAAAATTTTCCTCAAAACAGGTGCTAAATTTGTTGAAGAAGTTATTATTTAAGTTAAAAGGAGAAATAAATATGAGCATAAGAAAAAATGATTGAACAAAAGAAGATTTAGTCCGTAATGGAATCACTGTAGAGTGGAGAGATGGACAACCAGTAGTAAAACAGGTTTACCAGATGGGTAAAAGAAACAGAATCAGTAAGTGGAATGTAGAGAGACCAATATACTTAGCAAAATGTAACCACAAATACAGCACTGATAGATTTTACCCAATGGTCTCACTGAAGATTTATGGTCAGTACAAAACTATTATACTTTCCAACTTAGTCTGGATGTGAGAAGTTGGAGAGATAGGAGACTATGATATTGACCACATTGATGGAGACCCAATGAATAACAGTTTAGACAATCTCCAGAAGATAACCCACAAAGAGAATCTGGAGAAGAGAAAGGGAGAGAAGAATCAATGAAAGTTTATAAAGGACATGATGAAATCTTAAAAGAGAAAAGAATCATTGATGAAGTAATAGATTCATGTATAAGCACAGATGATTCTGAATGTATGAAAGAAGTCTGGGAGTTGTTTAGAAGTTTCAGTAAGGAGAGATTAAATGGAACAACAATTTGAAAACCGATTTATTGTAGACATTAAGTCAGAGACTCATAGAAAGTCATTAGATTATGATTTGTCTTATCTGGAAGGCATCGTTTACAACACAATAGCATATGACCAAGAACATTTTGGAAATTGTGAGTTATATAGACTGCCTGACTATCTACACATCACTCAAGATGAGTTAGTAAAAGCAACCAGTGGTCTTACTAAGAAAGGACTCATCTATATAGAAAATGGGGAAGCATCCATTAAAAAGTGGACTCTGGAAGAGTTGAAAGAAGACCCAGTCATCAACAGTATGCTGGAGTGTTTTGTAGAACTCATGAAAACCAAAGGTGTGGAGTTCAAAATATAGTCAAAAATTATTGTGTATAATATGGTGGAGGTATACATGGAAACATTAAAGACTATATGAGATAAAATCCAGAAATACAAAGATGATGACAATGAAGAACAGGAATACACATGAAAACCTGAAAAGTGTACTGAGTATACAGTTCCTGTTTTTAGTTTACCATCAACAGATGCTCCGGGTTCAAAAGCAAAACTAAATTCACAATTATCAAAAGTCTTAGCATTTATAGATTTGAATAAACAAAGAAGATATTCTGATTGTTGCACCATCATGCCTATTCCAACAACTAACAAGAGACTTATTTCTATTTGTGGCAATCATAGGCAAGTGTCAAGACTTATCCAATTTATGATTACAATTGGTCTGATTGAGGTTGAATCAAATAACTACTCATTTAATCATAGAAAAGATTCTGATAATTACTGTAAGACATACAGATACTATGTTGAAAATGAAGAGAAAGTAAAAGATTACTGCCAAGAACATTCAGTCAATATGTTTCATTGGAAGAATAGAAGAGAGAAAGGAATGGGAACATTATTGGACACTTGCAAAATCACCAGTTTTGAACCATCCGAAGTCAGATTTAGTAGTGAGTTGCATCTATTAAAACCTGACAACTATTCTGTAAAACAGTTTGAAGATTATTTGGAAGATGTTCTTTATATTAACTATCCACAACTTGACCACTATCAAAAAGTAGCAGATGAAATAAATGAAGAGTATTACAAAGAATACCCAGATTTGCAAATACGATTCAAACCAAATATCAAGTGGAATAAAGGAAATAAATCAGTAAAGTCTATTGGTATTAGGGCAACTAATCAGTTGGTAGGTGCTAAGAAAGAGTATGACCCCGAATATCAAGGAATGTATAGAAGTGAAGTCTTAGAGAAGTATAAGTTAAACCTTAGAAAAGATGTTAGAAGTTCAGTACCCAGAGTCACATCTTTATTAAACTTTGGTTACTGAGTTTCAGAAGATGTTGATTTCTATGAGATAATATTCAATGAATTAGAAAGAGAAGAGAAGAGAAGAGGAACATTATTGGACACTTGCAAATTTGATGAAATAAGACACATTATCAAAGATTTGCATATGTCAGGGTACTTTGATACAGAGAATATGTTAAGTAAAAACACTTTCTGGAAGATGCATCATGATGGCAATTATGATGAGGTTATTTCAGTAATGGAGTCATTCAAAGATGCTGTTGAAAAGGCAGAAGGTGGGGTACTTTATAGTAATGAAGTTTTCTATCATGAATCTTGCATATATCTTGATGTACTAAAACATCTTTTAGATGATGGTTTCTTTGTCTGGGAAGTATATGATGAATGGTTTGCTAGACAAGAAGGTTGGACTCAAGAAGAATACGAGCAATATGTAACTGACTTAGTAGAAGATATAGCAAATAATTATATTTTGGAGATTGAGTAAATGATGTACGCATATGATTTTATAACTGATGAAGAGATAGAAAAAGAAAAAGAAAAGTTCGCAGAAGAAGAAAAAGAAAGGTATAAAAACTACAATGACAATACTTGGGTGCCATTTAGAAGTAGACAATTAAGTGAATATTGAATGCCTGCAAAAGAGTGTTGGACTTTATGTCAAAACTTGGACCCAGATGACAGAGAAGACTTAATAGATTTACTAACAAAAAGGGAAATTCTATACAATTGTGCAAAAGGACATAGTAAGAAAATGTATAGACTTGCTAAGATTATCAAATATACTTTTACACCTGCACAAAGAGCAGTTGTCTATAAGATTTTAGAGAAAGAGAGATACAGAGAATAATGACACCAATGGAACAATTAAAGAGAGCAATAGAATTAGCAGGAGAAGAAAATATGGGAATCACAGATGATTTTGACAGTAAACCAATTACATTCACTTTTAGATTAAATGACAAAGAAGAACTAAAGAAACCTCCACTGGGAGTAAAACCATTTGACCTCTGAATAGAACAGAGACAAGAAGAATTATGGGAAGCAATCAAGAGAAGTGAACACTACCCAGAAGACTATATAGAAGAGTGGTCATTTTTGGATGAGATGAGAAGAGAGTGGAAGTTTAGAAAGAATGAGATGGAGTTTTAGAGATGTAGATGACACATGAAGAAAAAGAAAAACGATTCAATGAGATATATGAGAAATACGATAAATTAGTCTGGTGACACTTGCATCACTCTTTAGTTGGAGACAAAGCAGACTTAGAAGATGTAAACCAGTTAATATGAATGGGCATCTGAAAAAGTGTAGATAAAATACTCCCTGGTAAAGAACATGCATTTGTATATAGAGTTATTCAGAACCAGATAAAGAAGTATATCTACTATAGGACAAGAGACAGGAAATCAAGAGGTATCACTACTGAGAACAGTGAAGGTGATGAGTACACATTAGCAGATATATGTAAAACTCTTACACATTCCAATGACTTTGAATACTTGGAACTATTAGACACTATAGAGTCTGCATTAACTGAACAAGAGTTTGAAGTATTTATTGAATACTTTCAAGGATGTAACCTTACAGACTTAATGAAACACTTTCATCTTGGTATTTACAGTATGAATGAAATACTGGAATCTATAAAGGTAAAACTATCAGATGTTTTCAATGAAGAAGCAACACTTCCATACATCATCAGAAGAAAACCAAAAAAGTAATATTTTAACTGCTCGATGTATTATATAAATGTAAGACCTTTATGTAAGGTTTCTAGTCATTTTTATTTCTCTTTATTTAGGGGGTAGCAATACCCCCACTTTTTGAATTATGCAAGAAAAAGAAATTGGACAAGCACAAATAAAAAAGTGAACTGAACTTCATCCTGAAGAAGCAAAAGCAGCACGATTAAAAGGTAGTGAAAAGGGTAATAAAATCAAGTCAGAGAAAGCAACTTTTAAAAAGTTACTGAAGACTGCACTTGAAATGAAAGATGACTCTGGACTTACTAACAAAGAAAAGATGGTTTATGCCATTATTGAGAAAGCAATCAATGGGGATAATAAATCATTTGAAATAGTCAGAGACACAGTTGGTGAAACTATAGCACAACAGATAGAAGTAGGAACAAAGAACACTATTAACATAAGAATAGATGGAGATAAACCTGAATCTGAGTAGTGACATTTTTAATGAAAAGTTTCTTCCATTGTTAACCGATTACACTCACAGATGAGAAGTGTATATGGGTAGTGCTGGTTCTGGTAAGTCATACCATATTGCTGAAAAGATAATCATCAGATGTTGCACAGAAGAAATTAGATGTATGGTCTGCCGTAGATATGCCACTACAATTAGGCAGACCTGTTTTGAGTTGTTTAAAGAAATTCTTTCTAACTGAAAGATAAAAGAATATATAGACATTAATGAAGGTGACATGAGAATCAAGTTCCCTAATGGTTCTCTCATTTTCTTCAGTGGTTTAGATGAAGAGACTAAATTACTTTCTTTAGTAAATGTTTCTGTTGTATGGGTAGAAGAGACATTTGAGTGTTCACAAGACATGATAGAACAACTCAATCTCCGTATGAGAAGTAAAGTACCCAATCAACAAATCATTCTATCTTTTAACCCAATCTCCAGTCAGTCTTGGTTGTATGAGTTTGTAAACAATCCTCCAAAAGACTTTATCTATCATCATTCTACATTCAGAGACAATAAGTTCTTAGATAGTGCAAACAGAGAATCTATAGAAGAACTGAAAGACAGAAATCCTCAAAAGTGGAGAATCTTTGGTCTTGGTGAATGGGGAATCAATACAGATGGATTAGTTCTTCAAAACTGGGAAGTACAACCTCTTAATGAATCAGAATTAGCAAGTAAGTTTGAACACAGAACTGGAGCAGACTTAGGATTTGTAGACCCAACAACAATTCTGAGTACATTCTGGGATAAAGAAAAGAATGTTATCTATGTAACTAGGGAATACTACAAAACAGGTATTCAACTAGATGATATATTTAATGCTATTGTCAACATGGGTTTATCAAAGTCAGTCATTTGGTTTGATAGTGCAGAACCTAGAACCATTGATTATTTCAAGAGAAAAGGTATTAAAGCAAAACCATGTATCAAAGGAAGAGACTCAGTAAAGGCAGGTCTCTCTTTTTTACAGAATCACAAGATAATTGTAGACAATAGTTGTAAAAACCTTATTATGGAACTTTCCAATTTCTCATACGAAAAAGACAGAAAGACAGGTAAGTTCTTGGAAGATAAGTATACCCATGAGTTCTCACATGCAATAGATGGTCTCAGGTATGCTTATTCAGATATATACACCAAGTCTAATTTACGGACTTTGGATAAATCAATACTAGCAATATAAAAGGAGAAACCAATGTATCTTATCGAAAAAGGAAAAGATTTGGGACCTGATTACTTAGGAAAATTACTTCCACTGTTTCAGACCAAAGAACTACCTAAACTTAACAAGTGAAAGAAGTATTATGACGGAAGACATAAGATTCTTCAGAAACCAGACAGAGATGGAAAACCAGTAAACAGAATAGTAGTTAACTATGCATATGACATAGTAAAGAATTATCAAGGTTACCTTACTGGAGTTCCAATTACCTATGAAAATGATGATGAAGCATTTCAGAAGTTATTAGATGTACTCAATTACAATGATGTTGAGTCAGAAGACAGTGAATATTTAAAAAATGCTCTCATTTATGGAGTTGCTTATGAAATCAATTACATTGATGAAGAGAATGAACAGAGGTTCAGATTATTTGACTCCAGAGAGTGCATACCTGTCTATGAAAACAATTTAAACAATGACCTTTTATATGTGGTCAGATTCTATAGAGAAGACTTATTAGATAAGTCAAATGAAAACTATATTGTAGAAGTCTACGGACCTAGTGATGTGAAAACATATAGGTCTTCTATGGGTTTTGTATCTTTTGAACTGATAAATGTAGAACCTCATTTCTACGGACAATGCCCAATCACAGTATTCAAGATTGATGATGAAGTATCTATCTTCAATCAGATTATGTCTTTACAAGATGGTTATAACAACCTCATGTCAGACATAGTTGATGATGAAGATAGTTTTGCTGATGCCTATTTAGTTCTCAAGGGTCTCACTGCTGATGAAGAAGATTTAGCAAAGATGAAACAGAACAGGGCATTAATAATGGATGTGGATGCATCTGCTGAGTTCTTAACAAAAGATGCAAGTGATACAAGAACAACAGAGACATTACAGACATTCAATGACCAGATTTATCACATAAGTGGTTGCCCAGATTTCAGTGATGAGAAGTTTATGGCACAGTCTGGAATTGCTCTCAGATATAAGTTAGTTGCATTTGAGAATATGGCATCAACTATAGAAAAACAAATGAAGAAGGCACTCCAGAGAAGACTGGAACTTATAAGTGCAATCTTCTCACTCACAGATGATGCCCCATGGCAAGATTGTGAGATTAAGTTTACCAGAAACTTACCTATCAGTCTTGAACCTACTACACCAGATGAACTTAATAGTTATCGTGGTCTCGTTAGCAACTACACATTACTTTCATTATTACCTTTTGTTAAAGACCCAGATATTGAGATGGAACTGGTCAATAATGAAAACTCATATGATTTATTTGCTAATGAAGAAGAGGAGAGAGATATAGATGAAGACGGAGAAAATCAGTAATTCAGATAAAGCATTTGCTTATTATCAGTTTATAGGAATGATTCCACCTGATGCTAAAAGATTTGATTGAGTAATGCACCATATGGATATAACCCTTAAAGATAATGACCCTGAGAGATATAAACAGTTTAACATCTACGATGTTATTCCTGTTTTAAGAGGTCAACACACCATAATTCATAAAAAAGATAAACCTGGGTTTAGTCCTACTGAAGAATCAAAAAAGAAACAATCTGAATCAATGAGGGGTAGGAAGTTTACTGAAGAGCATAAAAAGAAAATAAGTGAGTCTATGAAGGGTAATACCAATACAGTAGGCAAGAGTTGGACTCTTTCAGATGAAACCAAAAAGAAGATTGGTGATTCTCGTAGAGGCAAGAAATGTAGACTGGTTGACGGTAAGAGGGTTTATTACAATGCGTAGTCTAGACTATTGGGTTCTGAGAGCAAGTAGAGAAAAGAACTTAGATATAGCAATTGAAGAACTGATAAAAGAACTTCAAAGATGTTATTTGAAGTCTGCAAATGATTTGATACCCAAGTTAGAAAAACTCTATCTGGAAATACTCAGTGACACCAAAGGTGAAGTACTGATTTCTCATTTGTATCAGTACAACAGATACTATGACATTGTTAATGAGATAAATGAAGAGTTGAGAAATCTTGGATTTAAAGAAGCAGTACTTTTTGAAGATGAACTTACTGGAGTTTATGAGTACAACAGGAAACTTATAAATCCTTCTTGGAATCTTGCTATTAATAAGTCGGCAGTAGAAGAGACTATAAACAGAATCTGGGTTGGGGATGAGAATTGGTCAAGTAGAATCTGGAAGAATACCAATAAACTGTCTCAGACAGTCAGAGAGTCATTGATACAAACATTTGCTACTGGAAGTACTACAGATGATTTTGTTAAGAACTTAATGAAAGATTTTTCTGTAAGTTATAACCAAGCAAAGACATTAGCAAGAACAGAATTAGCACATTGTGCTACACAGGCAACAATAGATGGATATATAGAAATGGGGGTAACTCAATACAAAGTTATAACCGAGAAAGATTGTTGTGAAGAGTGTAATGATTTGTCTAATAAAGTGTTCGATATTAATGACCCAGAAGGGTATGTACCGATGCATCCAAACTGTAGGTGTAGCATAGTGGCAATCGTGTAAAAGTCATATTTTTGGTTGCTCACTGTATAGTATATGTAGTAAAGGATTTCACACAATAACTTAGAAAGGGATTAGAGATGGAAGACTTAGAAAACACAAATGAACAGGGTCAAGAAGTTGAAACTGTAACAATGACAAAAGAAGAACTCAATGCTCTTCTTCAGAAAGAGGGAGACAGAAGAGTTACTAGTGCATTGGAAAAACAAAAGAAAAAGAATGATGCACAACTCAAAGAAGCAGAGAAGTTAGCAAAGATGGATGCTGACCAGAGATATGCCTATGAGTTGGAACAAAGAGAGAAAGCAATTGAAGAAAAAGAAAGAGAATTAGCACTCGCAGAGAACAGAAATGTTGCTGGTAAGATACTAGCAGAGAAAGGTCTTTCATTAGACTTAGTTGATTTTGTTGTGGCAGAAGATGCCGAGACAATGAACAACGCAATCAATAAATTAGATAGAGCATTTAAGAAGAGTGTTAAAGAAGAAGTCACAAAGAGGATAGGTTCTTCAGTTCCAAAGAAGAGTGAAGTAGAACCAAATACTCTTACCAAAGAACAATTCAATAAGTTATCTCTCGCAGAATTACAGAAGTTAAGAAATGAAGACCCAGATGTATTTGAGTCTTTAAGTAATTAGGAGATATTATGGCAGATTATGAATTTAAAGGGTATGACAATTTCGTACTCGAAAACAAGATTAAGTCTATTCTTGATACAAAATTAGACTTCAATAGATTTATGACACCTGATTATTCCTTAGTTGAAGAACCGGGAATGATAAAGAAGATTCACAGATATATTGGTACTGGTGAAGTTGATGACCTTGAAAGAGGAGAAGGAAACACAAACTTTGTAGATGCTGAGTTTACAGAAGATGAGTACACAGTTTCCAGAACACAGGGTCAGGCAAGATACTATGATGATGACATCATGGCAGACCCAGTTCTTATCGATGCAAAAGTTAAGTACCTTGCAGAAGGTATGGTAAATGACTGAACAAAGAAAGCAATTGCAGAGTTCCAGAAGTCAACTAATACTGCTGAAATCACAGATTGGTCTCTCGCAGATTTTGCTGATGCTATTTCTGTATATGCAGAAGAGTATGAGTCTCAAGAAGGTCTCTTCTTCCTCGTTGGAATGAAGCAAGTTCCCGCAATCAGAAAGGCACTTGGACTTAACCTTATGTATGTAGAAGACTACATCAGAACTGGAGCAGTTGGTGCAGTTCTTGGAGTTCCTATTTATACTTCTAAGGCACTTGATAGTCTTGAAGATGATTCTGAAGGAACACCTATTGGATTCCTTGCAACAAGAGAAGCAGTTACTGCTTTCATTAAGAAAGATGTCAGAGTAGAACAGGGCAGAAACATCGACACCAAGGAAAACATGATTGTTGCTGACAGATATGCTGTTATTGCTCTCACAGACGAGACAAAGTGCGTAAAACTCATAGAAGCATAGTAGGAAGGGGGTACTAATATGTCCCTTGCGACTAGATTAGAAAACAGAATACAAGGTGCAGTTGATTTACTCAAAAGACCTAAGGGTAAAGTAAATATGACTTGGTTAATGAGTGAGAATGAACTGCTCACTCAAGACCCACTTCCAACTTTTATACTTGCAGATAAAGAAGAGTATATTGCATGTGCAATCTCTGGAATGCCTGATGCAGACTTAACTGTATTTGTAAATGGTGCAGTAATTGTAGATGACTTAAAGTTAGACTCTAATGGTGAGAATGCTTTAAAGTTAGACCTCAGAGATGGTGATGTAGTAAAAGTAATAACTTCATTAGAAGGTTATAAAGATGCTGAAGTTAGTGAGACTTGGGTTGAACCAATTCCAGACTTTATTCTTAAGGGTATTTCAGCAATACTTTCGGGGAGTGATGTCACAGTAATTGCAGATGTACAAGATGCAGAAGGTCGTTCAGTATCTGTAAAACTTGATGTATATCTC